TTCAGAAACATTCTCTATTTACTATAGAGCTTATGGTGCTAATGGACATGAAGATTATATTAATCCAAATTCTTCTAATGACGGCAGAATTGGTGGTGCTTCTCCTTGGAGTGGTCAAACATCAACTTTACAAATAACAGAGTTTAAAAACTAATAAGGAGATAAAATAATATGAGTAATGATAGTTTTGAAGAAAATAAAAACATGGCTAAAGCCTTAGCAAGTTTTGCAGGTTATCAAGGTGCTATGCTCGATACATTTCCAACTAATCAAGAAGAAGTAAACGCATTACAAAATGCTTGTGGTGGTGGTGTTGGAAGTACATGGGCTGATACACCCCCTAGTTGGGAAGATGTCCAAGCTAAAAAAGCAGAATTAGACGCTGAAGACCAAGCTAAAGTAGATTTAAAAGCTAGTGCTAAAGCAAAACTAATTTCAGGTGAAGCATTAACTGAAGCTGAAGCTAACACAATAGTTTTATAATAAATAATAATTAAGACGTAGGAGAAAATCAAAAATGACAAAAGCTAGAGACATAGCCGACTTTAAATTTGAAAATATAGTCGATACTGGTACAGAAGGTACTAAAGTAGCTTCAGGTACTACAGCACAACGTGGCTCTACTACAGGTCAAATTAGATTTAATTCTACAACTGGATTAGCTGAATACTATACTGGCACAAGTTTTAAACCTATTGATAGCCCACCAACTGTTACAAATATTGATGACACAGAGGTTGATAGTCAAGCAGGTGGAAATCAAACTATTGTCATAACTGGGTCTAGTTTTGCCTCTGGTGCTACAGTGACGTTTGTTGGAAAAACAGGAACAGATTTTAATGCTTCAAGTGTAACAGTAGACAGCGAAACACAAATTACAGCAGTTGCACCTAAATCAAGTTTTTTAAATGCACAAGAACCTTATGGTGTAAAAGTTACAAATACTTCAGGTTTATCATCTATACTAGCAGACCAAATTAATGTAGATAACTCTCCTGCTTGGCAAACTGCAAGTGGAACAATTTATACTGGAAATGATTTAACTGATGTTTCAGTAACAGTATCAGCAACAGACCCAGAAAGTGATACAATTTCTTATTCAGAAACAACATCAGTTTTATCTGGTGCAGGGTTAAGTTTAAATTCTTCTACTGGTGCAATCACAGGAACACCAACAGGAGTTTCTTCTGATACAACTTATACTTTTACTTTAAGAGCAACAGCAAATGGTAAAACTGCTGATAGACAATTTTCTATTGTTATAACAGACGCAACTGTCACAACATTTTCTTATACTGGCGGCAGTCAAACATTTACACCACCTTCAGGTGTTAGCTCATTTATCGTGTATATGTGGGGTGCAGGTGGCTCTGGTGGTTCATCACAAGGTAGCGGAGCAGGTGGAGCAGGTGGAGCAGGTGCTTTTGTTACAACTACTGTATCTAATTATACTAACCAACAACAATTTGGAATATTAGTAGGTCAATCTAATGAATCTACCGAATCAACAGCAATTAACTCCTTTGGTGGTGGTGGTAATGGTGGTGCTAAATTATCACAACGTGTAGGTGGTTCTGGTGGTGGTCGTTCAGAAATAAATATTGGCACTGTAGGTAATACACCAAACGGAACTAGAATTGTGGTTGCAGGTGGTGGTGGTGGCGGTAACGCCCTATACGAATCTAGCGAAGTCGCTAAAATTGGTGGTGTTGGTGGTCATACTACAGGCGGAAGTGGTAGTGGTTCTGGAACAGTTCCAACAGGCGGAACACAATCGGCAGGTGGAAGTAAAGGTTCTGGTATTGGTGCAGGTGGAAACGCACCTACTGACGGTTCAGCAGGTATTGGTGGAATGGCTAGAGGTGGTGACACTTCTGTTGATGTAGGATATGGTGCAGGTGGTGGCGGCGGTGGCGGCTACTATGGCGGTGGCGGCGGAGACGGCGGTAACCGATATACAAATGGACAATCTGGTGCAGGTGGTTCATCATACTGCAACGCAACTTACTGTTCAAACACTACATATACATCAGGCAGTAATTCAACTGCTCCTGAAACATCACATGCACAATATGGAAGTGGTGCGGCGGCAGGTGGTGCAGGAAGAAATGCCACTGGCTCATCTGGCACAGCAGGTGGACATGGTAGAGTAGTAATAGTTTATTAATATGAAAGATACAAACGAATTAAATTTAGAAATAGAAAAGATTAAAGGTGATATTAAACTTATTAATCAGTCGCTAGATACAATTAAAAACAATCATTTATGGCATTTAGAAGCTAAAGTAAATACACTTAACAAAGTAATGTGGACTGTAGGTATCATGGTGTTTGGACAACTATTATTAGTTGTTAGAGAGTTTATAGTATAATGTTTAAAATACTAGCAACCGTATGTTTTCTTTCGGTTGGCATAGGTGAACAAAATTTATGTATGCAAGGTTGGATACCAATGACACAACCTATTGCAACAATCCAAGCCTGTAATCAATCTGTAAAAGAAATATCAGACTATATAGACGAAGATTTCAAACAAAGAAGAGTATCAATTTATTTACAATGTGTGAGGGACAATGGGACTACCAATATTTAAACTGCTCAGTTTCGGTGTAAAAACTGCGGCTGACATATATCAAACAAAAAGAGAAACAAAACAACTTGAAGCTAAAGCTGAAAGAAATCATGTAGAAAGAATGGTAAACGGTGAAGTTGAATATAAGAAAGCTATTATTGCAAGTAACGATAATGGTTGGAAAGACGAGTTCGTCTTGGTTCTTATATCCATTCCTATTTTGCTACTGGGTTATTCTGTTATCTCTGACGACCCTAACATTCGTGCTAAACTAGACGTGTTCTTTGACTACTTCGGCAACATGCCGTTTTGGTATCAAGGACTTTTTATAGGTGTAGTGGGCTCGATTTATGGACTCAAGGGTGTTGACTTAATGAAGAGGAAATAATGAAAATATCAGAAAACACACCTGTCTCTATGCCAATGAAAAATTTACTTAGCATAGTTTCAGCATGTTTAGTTGGTGCGTGGTTTGCTTTTACAGTAGTTGAAAGACTCAATGTAATTGAAACTGAGCAAAAGCTAATGTTGTCTGATTTAGAAGCGGCAAACGAATTTATTGTAGGTGTACCTAAAGGAAATATGGTGTCACCCCAAATACAAGAATTATTTATGCTTGTAGAATTTGTTTCAAAAAATCAAGATAAATTAAAAGAAAACGTAGAAAAAGAATTACCAAATGTAAATGCTCTTCAATTAAGAGTAGAATTTTTAGAAGACCGATTAAAGAAAGCCGAAACTTTAATTGATAAATTGAGAAACAACGGCACACATTTAGGAGAACAATAAATGAAGACAGCGTTAGTAATTGCATTGCTTATGTTTACAGCAGAGAGTGTAGATAAACCTTACGAATTTATGATTACTGACTCAATAGGAAATTGTCTTGAGCTTAAGCGTGAAGCCGAAAGAAATACAAACCCTGACAGAATACGTTGGAGTTGTAAAGAAGTTATGGCTGAACTAGAAATAGTTCATGGCAAACTACACATTAACAAAATAATAGAGGAATAAAATGATTATATACGGAAAAACACCGAGTGACTGGAAAAATGAGTTAATGTTTCAAATGAAACAAAACAAATATAAAGTTATGGCATTTATCATTTACTCAGCAATCTTAATCGCTATCTAATGGCAAAAGCACCTAAATATGGTGCTGTTGTACTTTACGAAAAAACAATCAAAGGGACGTCCATAGGTCGTAGACCAATAACTTCTACTATGAACAAAAACAGGAGACGACAAAGTGGAGCAAAAAAATACAGAGGACAAGGCAGATAATATAGAAATTATATTAGATGAATTACCTAAACTCTTAGTTAAACAAGCATATAAAAAATTAAAATCAGGCGAAGACTTAACAGCTTCGGAAATGAAAGTTTGTTTAGACGTCTGTAAAGCATACAGCACAGACTCACTAAATAAAAAACCTGATAATATTTTAGATACTGTCCCATTCGATATTGATACAAAAAATGGATAAACGATTACAAAATTTTAAAAACTTTTTGTATCTATGTTGGCAACACTTAAATTTACCAGAACCAACTAAGGTTCAATACGATATTGCAGACTATCTACAATCAGACGAAAAGCGTCTGGTTATACAGGCATTTAGAGGCGTTGGAAAATCTTGGATTACTTCAGCCTTTGTATGTCACCAATTACTTTTAAATCCACAAAGGAATATATTAGTTGTATCAGCAAGTAAAAGCAGAGCAGACGATTTTAGTACGTTTACACAACGTCTTATTGCTGAAATGCCTTTACTTCAGCACTTACAGCCCAGAGACAATCTTCC